GTCGAGCATTGTTTTCTTGGATTAGTTTAAGCAAAGAGCTTTGGACTGCTGTAGGTACCAATCTTAAATATTATGTAACCCTGGGTAATGATTACTATGACATTACCCCAATCAGAGAAGTTACAGCTCCAGGAGCGGTAACCTTTTCTGCTGTAACTATCGCTCCATATAGTTCAACTATCACTGTCACTGATAATAATCACGATGCAGTGGTTAATGATTTTGTGACATTTAGTGGAGTTGATGCATCAGGTCTTGGCGGGAATATTACCCAGGCTGTTCTACAGCAGGAATATCAAATATCTGAAATTGTAGATAACAACACCTACAAGATTATTGCCAAAAGCCCAACCACTGGGCTTCCTGTCACGTCGAATGCTTCTGATTCAGGTAATGGTGGTGCAGCAGTTGTAGGTACGTACCAGATCAATGTTGGTAGTGCTATAGCGACTGTACCCAGTGCTACATCATCAGCAACCTGGGGATTTGGAACCTGGGGTTCAGGTCCTTTTGGTGGTGGATCAAATATTGTTCTGCCCTTGAGATTGTGGAGCCAAGGAAACTTTGGCGAAGATCTAATCTTTGGTTATCGCGGTGGTCCTATGTATTACTGGGACACCAGCTCAGGAACAAGTGTTAGGGCGGTTGAGCTATCAACTAAAACTGGCGCATCAAGCGTTCCAATAATTCAAAATTTCATATTAATTTCTGACATTTATAGGTTTGTATTTGCATTTGGCTGCAACGATTATGGATCTAGCATTCAAGATCCAATGCTTATTCGTTGGTCAGATCAGGAAAGCGCTGTAGATTGGACTCCATCAGCAACTACCCAGGCGGGTAGTCTTCCGCTGTCCAGAGGATCTGAAATTATCACTGCCATTCAATCTAGGCAGGAGATTCTTGTTTGGACTGACGCAGCTTTATATTCTCTCCAGTTCTTAGGTGCTCCAGATGTTTGGGGTGCTCAGTTGATGGGCGACAATATTTCTATCGTTGGAGAGAACTCAGTAGCTTTTTCCAATGGCGTTGCATATTGGATGGGTGTAGATAAATTCTATGTCTATAACGGTCGTGTACAGACCTTAAGATGTGATCTCAGGCAGTACATCTTTGGTGACATTAACCTTCTACAGCTTCCCCAGGTTTGTGCTGGTACAAATGAAGGTTTTAATGAAATCTGGTGGTTCTACTGTTCTGCCAACTCAAATGAAATAGACCGGTATGTTGTATATAACTACCTAGAAGATATTTGGTATTACGGATCTTTGGGTAGAACAGCATGGTTGGATTCTGGTTTAAGAGACTACCCGCTGGCCGCAACCTACAACTACAATCTGGTTGAGCATGAGTATGGTGTTGATGACAATGCTGGAGACACCACGCTCCCGATTGAAGCTGTTATTGAATCAGCAGAGTTTGATATAGATGACGGTGATAAGTTCATGTTTGTCCGTCGAGTTCTGCCTGATATTACTTTCCGTGGGTCAACAGCTAATAACCCAGCTGGAACTCTGACGTTGATTCCCATGAAGAACTCTGGATCTGGTTATAACGATCCAAGATCAGTTGGTGGGAATAGTGATAGCTCAATTGTTAGGACAGCCACAGCCCCGATAGAGCAGTTTACCGGGCAGGTATTTATCCGGGTAAGAGGCCGTCAGTTGATTATGAAGTTTGAGTCTACAGGCCAGGGTGTAACATGGCAGCTAGGCTCGATGAGATTGGATCTTCAGCCTGATGGGAAGCGGGCATGACATTCATTGTCACGTCAGATTATGAGCTACAGAAGGTAGCTCCACCTGCTTTACCACAGGCCACACCAATATATTCTCAGGCCTATCAGGACCAATTTAACAATGTTCTAAGGCTATATTTCAACAGGCTAAACAATATTCTCGGGCAACTTATGGCAAACATAGACACACTTCCAGTTTCCATAGGTGGGACTAATGTTGATGCCTTTGGAAGACTGAGGGTAAGCCAGCCTTACACCCTGTTTGATAGCCAAAATAGATATTCTGCAGACAATCAATTTGATGTAGCCACTACTGGGACAGGCACTACGACTTATTTGCCTAATGAAGCTGCGGTCAAGATGGAAGTGACGGCAGGCGGTGTTGGCTCTGTTACCAGACAGTCATATAGATCTTTTCCGTATCAACCAGGAAAGGGTCTATTGGTTCTAGCAACCTTTGTGATGGATGGCAATCAGAGTTTAAATCTCACCCAGAGAGTTGGGTACTACAACGATCAGAACGGAGTCTTCTTTCAGCGGGTAGACGGCACGTATTCGTTTGTCCTACGTTCGTATGTAACCGGAACAGCATCAGACGCAAGAACGGTTAATCAAGATGACTGGAACGGGGATAAGTTAGACGGTACAGGAGCTTCTGGCTATACCTTAGACCCATCTAAAGCGCAGATTCTGTGGATGGATTTTGAATGGCTTGGCGTAGGTTCTGTTCGTTGTGGATTCATTATTAATGGGCAATATATTGTTTGCCATACATTTAATAATGCCAATGAGATTACCAATGTCTATATGACCACCGCGATTTTGCCGGTTCGTTATGAGATCAAGACGGTAACTTCAGCGGTAGCTGCATCGATGAAGGCGATTTGTTGTTCTGTTGTGTCTGAAGGTGGCTTTGAACAAACATCTATTGATCATGTAGCGCGTCGTACCACAATCTTAGGAACGATTGGCACAACCTTTCTTCCTTTGGTTTCTATTCGATTGGCATCTAGTCGATTAGGTTCTGTAGTGCTGCCTAATAGAATCCAAGTTTTGCCCACAACAAGTCAAAACTATGAAGTTGCATTGGTCAAAAATCCAACATTGACTGGTGCTTCTTGGGTGGCAGTTCCAACAGATTCAAATGTAGAGTATGACGTATCTGCCAGTGCAACCACTGGTGGAAGCATTGTACAAACCGATTATGTAACGTCATCTGGTTCTGGTGGTGTTGGTAATACAAGTGAGCCTACTGGGTATAACTGGGATTTACAGCTTGGAGCAAGTATTGCTGGTGTGAGTGACATCTATACGATTGCTATACGTACAGTGTCTGGCGCTACAACTGGCGATGCCGTCGGATCGCTATCTTTTTATGATTTGACGCAATAATGGACATCCGAGAGATCGTTCAAAACTATGCTCAGCAAGCTGGGTATACGCTCGAGCAGATTCAGTCAGCGATCTATCGATTTGCTGAAGCTGATAAGCCTTTGCATAAGATGAACCATACATTGTTCATAGAAATGCAAAAGAAGAATAAAGAAGCATTTTTCTATGTAATTAATGGTGGAGATGTTCAGGCTACAGCTGCGGATATTCTTTCGTTCTCTGTTTATGTCAACAATAAAGGCATAAACACAGCTATTTATTCTTCTGCTGCCCCTCGAATTGGTGAGGTTGTTTCTAGTCTTCTGGGCGATGTTGCTGATGTGGATGAAGAAGAAACGACAATTATTGAGGTGGATACAGAAGCTTTGATTGAGAAAGCCCGGAGGTCTAGATAATGGGCCTGGGTAAAGAATTTAGAAAGTTTGGCCGTAGTCTTGAAGACGGCGTTAGAAGTCTGGGCAGCAACATTGAAGATACCGTTCGCAATGTTGGCAGCAAGATTGATGACAAATTTAATTCTGTCTTAGATGCTGCATTAGACGATCCTTTAAAGGCTGTAGCCACTGCTGCAGCTATAGCATCAGGCCAGTGGTGGGCATTGCCTGTGGTCAATATGGTTGATGCTGCCATAGCAGGAAAGCCAGTAAACCGGATTCTTGAGGTTGGTGCTAAGACAGCAGCTATTCAGTACATCACCCAGGAAGTTTCAAACTACGTTGGTAAGTCAGAAGCTGTCCAAGAGTTTGGGAAAGATATTTCTAACTGGCTAGATGGCAAAGAATGGGGAGCTAATGTCCCCATTGATGATATAGAGGCCTTTGCAAACCTTGGCACCAACGGGATGACCAATGTTGCCAAGGCAGTGGTTACTGGCGTTGCAAACAGCGCGGCAGCAGGCATTACAGCAGCTTTAACGGGTGAGAGCATTACAGATGCCATCCTTAAGTCTGCAGCCCTTGGAACCGCTCAGACTGCCATTCAGGCAGGTGCATTAGGCAACGCTATTAAATACGGCCCAGAATACATGCAAAGAGCACTGGCAACAGCTGGTGCAGCAGGTGTTCTTGGCGAGAGCATGACCAAAGGCTTCACCGGGTCATTGCTCAATAGTGCCATGCAATATGCTGGCAAGAAGCTAGAAGATACTCTTAAAGAAGAACGACCAGATCTTGTTAGAACGGTTGTAGACCGACGCACTGGAGAAACGGTTACCGTTATTAAAGATCCAATGCAGGATGTTCAAGACGCAAATACACGTCTTGCTGATGCTGCCGGACAGGTAAACGGTGCTGCAACTAGATACAACGAACTTGTCAGCGAAGCAGAAGATTTAAAAGATGAAGCTCAGGCTTTTTATAACACCGTTACTAATCCAGATACGTACAAAACCTGGATTCAGAATGAATATCTAGCTAAAGGATTTCCAGATACAGAAGGTGCTTTGAATGAGTATGTTCAAAGTACATACAATATCCTGGCTAATAATGCTAATGCTGCTGCCCGGGATGCTAATACGTATTACAACAATACGTATGTACCAAAGGTTTCTGCATTTGAATCTCAACAAGCAGTATTGCAAGATTCAATTAGCAAGGCAGTAGAGTTTGATGCAGAACTATCAGCAATTGCTGCTGCAAATCTTAATGCTTACAGCAATGTAACTAACACTCTTGCAGACATTTATGGTGTAGATTTAGATAAGCCTTGGTATCAACAAGATGTTGACGCCAAAGAATATTACGATGCCATAACAAATATTAATGAAGACACCTCAAGGTTTCTTGATTCAGATACCCCGTTTCAAGACCTATATGATTATGTACTTGAGAACAAACCAGAATATTTAATTAATAAGATTGAGTCATATGAAGACGCATTAGATTCTGATAAGCCACTTGCATATAACGGCTTTGAAGCGTTTTTATTAGACAAGAGCGGATATAACGAAGTTAAAGAATTAAAACCTGAATTTGATTTCCGCGAATATCGACAGATTAATAGCTTAGATGAAGATGTAAATCCATTTCAACATTACCTAGATATTGGAATGGATCTTGGTCTTGCGACAAACAAGCAAGAAGAAAAAGAACTAGACCTAAGCAAGTTCACTAAAGAAGAAGCCCAAGAAGCGCTTAATAATATTTCCTGGATTAGTAAAGATCTGATTCGACCAGAAGATTTAGATAGTCTTGTTGGAGAAACTGAAGCAGAAGGCTTGAAGAAGCTCAATGCTTTAGTTGAAGAGCGAATTGGTGGCCAAACACTTTCAGCGCAACAGCGTCTTGATAAAGAACAAGCTGATGCTGTAACGCGTCAACAGAATGTACAGGCTGTTGATAAATGGATTAGAGATAAGCCATTCACGTTAGAGCGTGTAAATCTAACGAATGAGTTTATGCGTCTTACTGACGATCTTTATTCATCTGATCCTGAAATTAAAGCTGCAGCTGAATCACGACTAACAGAGCTTGCAAATGAAGCTCGCGGGGTTGGCGTTGTTGATAAAACAATCACAGAGCTAGAAGCAACTCAACCTGCTGACACAGTAGAAGATATTGTTAAAGGGACAATGCCATCTGCCATGGATGAGGCGGACAGGATCATGGCAGGTCTAGAAAAA